AGTAAATGGGGGATGAACGTAACACGAGGTATACCAGGCGAAGGGCTTCCTTCCCAGTTTATTGACGATAAATTTTTAAGGTTTCTTCAAGATAAAGGTTATAAGGAAGGCGGCCAACCTAAAAAGAAAAAAACCCTACAAGATTTAATTCAAATATACGGTAGTGTTTATTCTGTTCCTCAAGAAAAACTAAAACAAGAATTTTTAAATAAGATGTATGAAGCTAGAAAAAGGAAAGAGCCTGTTAGGTTTGTTCGCGGGCGTGATACTGAAACCAAACAAGTTCTAAGCCCTTTTAGCTGGGGCGTTAAGGGTTTCCTTCCTAAAAATTTACATGCCGCAGTAAAAGGGCACGACAGAACATTAGATGAAATAAGGGGCGGTTATACTGATGATAAAAATGAACTTGAGCTTGCGTATAATCTACTTACTAACTCTCCGCGTGTAAAATACAAACGTAATTTAAACAAGAATACCTCTATGGGAGTTGAATATAGCCCTAACTTCGTAGGGGCACGATTTAATAAGAGATTTTAGCAAGGAAGGCGATAAAACGATGGATAACAGACGTAGAAGAGGCGTTCCTAAAAACCTATTTGATCTTCATGCACGTTACTATCAGGAAGGCACTGGCGACGAATCTGTAGATGCAGCTTTTGGTGATGCTTTTGGTGAAAGCACTTCAGAAGATGTGGGTGGATTTGGAAATGAACAGGATGATGATGCAGAACATGGTGCAGCTGTTACGGCAGCAGAAGCAGAAGCTGCAATGGACGCTGGTTTAGAGTCAGGGGCTTATGGTTATGGTAATCTTGGGGCTGTCACAGGGATGACCGAAGAAGAAGCTGCGGGTTTTATAGGTCATCTTGAACCAGGGTATACTTTTGATAAAGAAACATCTGCTTTTTTAAGTAAGGCTTTAGGGCGCGATATAAATTATTCCTATGAAAATATGTATTCTAAAGCTGATGAAGAAGATGAACAGTCAGGGCTAACCAGCATTGGCGGGGATACACCTCAAGATTATTTATTAGGAGAAGAAACTGAAACTGAAGAAGTGATAGACGATGGAAGTTCTTCTTTGCTGGGAGGGCGTAGTCGGCGTACTTTTCTTCCTTCGGGCTTCTGGTCAACACGGCCAAATAGTGGATTGGACGCTAAACGCATGAGCCAAGAGGATCAGCTTCTTTATGCAGCGTCACCTGATGAACGCTATCAATATCTTCTTTCACGCTCATCTGAAGGAATAATGCCGCCAAAAGGGTATAACACTCCTTCAGGCCAATACATTGATTTAACTCTAGTCTACCCTGATGTATACGCTCCAAAAATGGCTGAAGGCGGGATGATAGAAGAAAGCAGTATGGTAGAGTATGACCCTGTTCAAATTGAAGAGCGTGCTAACATGATATTGGAAGAAGCTTATGACTGATATTTCTATGGAAGAAGAAGATATTATTGAAAAGGGAGAAACCGTCGAAGTTTCAGAAGAAGAATTAGATGTAGAAAACACGAAAGACGGTGGAGCTGTTATTCGCCTTGGCCCTCGTCTAAAAAATGAAAAAGAACAACGAGATCACTTTGCCAATATCCTCGATGATGTTGACGAGTCTATGCTCAAAGAAGCTGTTAATGACTTAATGGAAAAAATTGAACGCGATAAAGAAGCGCGTCAAAAACGAGATAAACAATACGAAGAAGGATTACGTAGGACAGGATTAGGTGATGATGCGCCTGGTGGAGCACAGTTTAGTGGCGCAAATAAAGTTGTTCATCCTATGCTTGTTGAAGCGTGCGTAGACTTTAGTGCAAGATTTATTAAAGAAGTATTTCCCCCTAATGGCCCTGTTAAAAGTAAAATATTGGGAGAGTCTGATACAGAAACTGTTGAAAAAGCGCGGCGCAAGACGGACTTCTTAAATTGGCAAACTACAGAACAAATGATTGAGTTCCGTTCTGAACTGGAACAGTTAAGTACCCAGCTACCATTAGGCGGTGGTCAATACATGAAATTTATGTGGAACGCGCAGTATAACCGTCCTACTTCAGAGTTTGTTCCTATTGATGATGTTTATTTGCCATTTTCTGCTACTAATTTTTATACAGCAGAACGTAAAACACATGTGCAGTACATTACCAAAATGGAATACCACAAGCGTATCGATGTGGGAATGTATAGTGATGTAGATCTGCCTTCACCTAATGAGCCAGAATTTAGTGACGCTGCCAAAGCCAATGAAAAAATAGAAGGCAAACAAAACACAAGTTACAATGAAGATGGTTTAAGAACTATTTTTGAAGTTTACACTTCGCTTGACTTTGGCGATGGAATGTTTCCTTACATTTTAAGCGTTGATAAAACAACCGAAAGACCCCTTTCTCTTTATCGAAACTGGGAGCCCAACGATGAACGCCACAATGAACTAATGTGGATGGTTGAGTTTCCGTTTGTTCCTTGGCGCGGTGCTTACCCTATTGGCCTAACGCATATGATTGGTGGCTTGAGTGGGGCAGCAACTGGTGCATTACGTGCGTTGTTAGATTCAGCTTATATTCAAAATGTTCCTACTTTATTAAAGCTTAAGGGAGGGCCAAACGGACAGACCATCAATGTTCAGCCTACTGAAATAGTAGAAATGGAAGGTGGGGCATTAATTGATGACGTAAGAAAACTTGCTATGCCATTACCGTTTGCTGGCCCAAGCCCTACTCTATTTCAGTTGCTAGGCTTTCTCGTAAATGCTGGAAAGGGTGTAGTTCAGACCAGCTTTGAAAAATTTAATGAGCAGAACCCTAATGCCCCTGTTGGCACAACTATGGCTATTATTGAACAGGGGATGGTGGTCTTTAGTTCTATTCATTCACGCTTGCATGGGTCAATGGCGCGGTGTCTCGATATACTACATCGTATAAATAGCGCATATTATACGCAAGAAGATTTAGACGGGTTAGAAGCAGGGCTTACAATTTCGGTAGAAGATTTTGATGGGCCTTCTGATGTTGTTCCCATAAGCAACCCTGCAATCTTTAGTGAAGCCCAAAGATTTGCTCAAGTACAAGCTATTATGCAACGAGCTGCAGCTTTGCCGCAAATGTATGATCAACGCTCGGTTGAAGAAATGTTTTTGCGAACGCTTAAAATTCCTTCTGACGAAGTTCTCAAGATTCAACCAGGGTCAGAAGATAGAGATCCAGTCAGTGAAAATGTAGCGTCTGCAATGCGCCAGCCTATTTATGTATTGCCGCAGCAAGACCATTTGGCACACATGCAAGTACACTTACCATTTTTAAAGTCTCCGTTATTTGGCAGCAATCCTGTTGTAGTAGCTGAGTTTTTATATCCTATGGCGTTGCACCTGCGTGATCATCTTTTAAATTATTATTTAATTGAATCCCATAACGCTATTAGTATGGCACAAAGCCGTGAACTTATCCCTGAAGAAGCCGAACAAGAAGTGGCTATTATTCTTGAAGTGCAAAAATTTATAGAAAATCAGTTAGGTGGATTTGGACAAGAATTGTCGCAAATATACGAAGCTGCACAGCAATACAAACCACAGCCTCCAATGCCTAATGACGAACGCATGAAAATCGCTGAATTAGGAGCTCAAATTAAGCAAGATCAATTAGCTCAGAAAACACAAATGGATCAAGCAAAACTGCAAATGGATTCAGCGCGTATGCAGCTTGATCAAATGAAAGTTACCCATCAAACACAAATGGATCAGTTGAAAATGCAACAAGCAGCTGAGATCCAAGCCGCTAAGATACGTGAAAAAGAAATAGATCGCCAAGAAGATGCACAGCTTCAAGGATTGCGTGAAATGGGCGAAACAGAACGGCAAAATATACGCGAAGCTAACGAAAATGAACGACAAAGACAGCGTGAAGCTAATGAAAATGAGCGTAAATTAGCTGACTTAGCTACTCGTGAACGCATCAATACTAGTGATAACGAAACAGCTAAATTGTTAGCAGCTGCAGAAATAGCTACCGATAATAAGGTTGCTGTAAGCACAGGAACAGGTATTAACCCTGATCCTTCACCTAAATACTAAAGGAGATCCTTATGCCCACAGTAAAAGGCAAAAAATACCCTTACACTAAAACAGGCATAGCCGCAGCTAAAAAGGCTGCAGGTTATGGAAAGGGCGGGTCAGTAAATTATGATTCTCCTGATGTACCACAAAGAAAACGCATGGCTGCTGGCTATAAAGTTACAGGACAGTAGTATATGGCGCGTGAATCTCAGTTTCTGAATCTTTTAAAGATAAACCAGTCAAATTTTGCACTCGATGCTTTAAGACGGCCTATAGATCGTGATAATTTTGAATATGGCTATAGGGTAGGCATGGTAGCTGGTTATGAAGAAGCTATTAATTTACTTTTACAACATTTAAGCGAAGAGGAATATAGCGACAATGACTTATGAGGATGCTTTAGCAGAGGCTTTCCCAGCAGTAGATGCAGGAATACAGCCTTTTGGAAGCCGCGTTCTGGTTCAAATACGAACAGCAAAAAGAAAGACTGCTGGCGGTATTATTTTAAGCAGTGAAACACAAGACACAGAAAAATGGAACACTCAGATTGGTAAAATAATTTCTTTAGGGCCATTAGCTTTTAAAAATAGAGATACCATGAAAAGTTGGCCTGAAGGTGACTGGTGTAAAAAAGGTGAGTTTGTACGTGTAGCCAAATATGGCGGCGATAGATGGGAGACTAAACTTCCTGATAATGATGCAAATGAATCTGCAATGTTTGTAATATTTAATGACCTTGATATTATTGGGCAAGTTACTGGTGACCCTTTAATGATCAAGGCTTTCATCTGACGAAGGAGATGGATTATGGCTACTGGTGAAACTGTATTAACTGAAACAGACGAAGAACAAGAAGATCAAGAAAATGAAGAAATTATTATCGTGGAAGAACCGCCAGTTGAAGAAGATGAATATGATGTTTCTGAAACTGATGCGGTGGTTAAAGAAGATAGCGAAGCCGTTCCTCGGCAAGAGCTAGAAGCAGACGAAGATAAAGAACGTGATGTTATTCGCCAACGACGAAGGCGCGAAAAAACAGAACGTAAAGAACGCCGTGACGCTGCTATTAAACGAGATAAAACTGAACTAGATTTTTTAAGAGGTAGAAATGAAAATCTAGAAAGAAGATTATCAGCTCAAGAACAAAAATCTCAACAAAACGATATAACTAATATTGATCAAGCATTAGTGCAAGCGTCTAAAGAAGTACAGATGTCTGAAAGAGTTATTGCTAAAGCTGTAGAACAAAATAATGGTCAAGATGTTACGCAAGCTATGAAGTATCGTGATCAAGCAATGCAGAAAGTTCAACAGCTTCAATACAATAAACAAACAGCAGCTAGAACATTAGAAAATCCTCCTGTTGATGATCAAACTATGCACTATGCACAAGAATTCATAGCTGACAATCCCTGGTACGATGCTCAAGGCAGAGATGAAGATTCTGCAATTGTATTAGCAATTGATCAAGGATTGGCTAAAGATGGCTATAATCCACAAACTGAAGAGTATTGGGATGAACTACGTACAAGAGCTTCTCGTAGGCTTCCAGAAAGATTTGAAGAGGGAGATAATAAATCTGCTTCTAAAGCGCGAACCTCTAAAAGAGTTGCTAGAGGCGGCCCTGCTGTAGGATCTGGACGAGAACATGCTCCAGCTTCTACTCGTCAGGAAGTTTATATTAGTCCCGAAAGAAAACAGGCTTTAATAGAGGCAGGGGTATGGGATGATCCTGTACTGCGGAATCGCTATGTAAAAAGTTACGCTCAATATGATAAAGAAAATGTATGATGGCAAAAGATACTAGCAAAAATAAAAGTTTAGCAAAGGCAAAGAAAAGGGCGCGCACTGCTGCAGGAAGATTTAAGGCAGATAACCCTAAAACACCTAATGTAAATGAAGCTTATGAAAGCGCGTCTTTCTTACAAAAAAACTGGAAAGGACTACTAGGCGCAGTGCTTATTGTTGTAATTGGCTTTCTCATTGGGAGCTATAATCAGTAA